GTACCCCCCCCCACGAATTTTTTAATTTTTGACATTTGCATGATCCTCTCTTTCTTTAATTCTTTTAATAAAAATCAAATAAGAAAAGATACTAGTGCCTTTATTTTTTTGTATAACGAATAGTTGCTTTAAATTTATAATTTGCCCAACTATAATTGTTAGCAAAGCGAATGTTATCTACGTTCATAATAAAATACGTACAATAGAATGTTCCGCTATTACCTCCGGAGTAATAAGTAACAGGAAATCTATAGAAATCTTCTCCATTGGAACATGTAACTTCATAATCAATAAACTCGTTTAAATTACTGATTGAATGATTGATTGTGCTTACTCCAATGCTTAGACCAGTCCATGTAATGATTTTTTCATAGATCTTTTTACCATCAATCCAATATTTTCCTGTCCAATGTTCATCTGTAGACATTTGTAAATTAAGCAATTCATTTCCATCTTTATCAATAAGTTTTGGCATGTTGACATTCAGATTAAAACTAATCTAAATGCTTGTCACCGCCAATCTTTTTAAAGAATAAGAAAAGGCACTTTGTACCTTTCCTAATTTTGGTAAGTCGTGTGTGTGTGTGTGTGTGTACAACGCACTCACGTGTTTCAAAATCTTTCATATTTTTCTCCTTTTAAAAAAGAGCAGAAATAAATCTACTCTTTGTAATATACTGCATCCTTTAAATCAGTTTCTAATTCACTGACTGTCTTTTCAAGCTGTCCAACTCGCTTTTGCAATGATGTTAATTGTGACTTCAAAGCAAACGTATCTTTTAACTTTGTCATAAAAGTTTTCAAAATATCACTTGTTAGAAACTTAGTGCTATTAGCTGAAACAGTTGTTGAAGATGCGTGCTCACTTACATTTGAAAACAAAACTCTCTTAAAGAAATCTTTCATATATAAGACCTCCTAGTTGATTATGCTCCAAATACTTCAGTCCACATTGTATTTAATTCAGTATCAGTCATTACTACTAATTTAGCATTGATAGCTGAAGTTACTTGTGCTGCAGTTTGATATCCTGAATCATTTGTTAATGATGATACTTTTGTTGGAATATCAGTCTTTTTAGCATAAGAGCTTAGATCCATTTCTCTTGAACCTAATTTTTCAAATTTAGAATTGATATAGATGTATTCATCATAGATATTATTACCAGAATCACTATTAGCAACTAAATAGATAATACCTTTTTTACCAGTTGAAGGTAATGATTCGACAACTGAGTAATCGATTTGAGTTACTCCTGATACTGCAGATGCGATTTCTTTTGTTACATCAGCTGATTTAGCATAAGCTGTTAGATCAACATTTACAGCTTTCGATGAATCAGGAGTTAAAGCTGTACCATTTATTTTTACAGTTTCAATTTTGTTTGCTTGAGCACCAGTAGCAACACCGTTTAATTTTGTTTTATCAGCATTTGTATAATCATTTGTAGATAAACCTTTTCCAGATTCTTGCGCTACAAATTTTCCTTCGCCCCATGCTTTAATTTTTCCTAGGGCTGTTTTTAGAATTGAATCAGTTACAAAACTCATAATATATATCTCTCTTTCTATTTATTTTTTTATTCAAATACTTCTTCCCACATATTGTCTAATTCATCATCAGACATTTCAGTGGCTGTTCCCTGCATATCTTTCCATGCAAAGTCATAATCGATATTGCTTGCTTTTTGCAATACTTGGTCTTTATTACCACCTGCAGGAAGAGTCGCAAGTTCTTTTTGTTGTAATTCTTGTTTTAAATTAATTAATTGTTCATACAGCAACTTCATGTTTGGATCCATTGGTTGTTGTTCCTTATCATCCTGATCATATTCGACATCTTCGATTTTCAATCTAAACGGTTCAAATGTCTTAGTAGAATTATCATCACTGTTTCTGCCAATCAATGTACAGGTTAATACCCCTGCTGTTTGAGTAAGATTTTCTCCAATGATAAATAGATTTTGAAGTAATGGTATTTCAGTTACTTCATCGTCCATATCTACTTTCAAGTAGAAGTTCCAGCCATCAATGAATAGATTTTTGTTGGTGAATTTGACAGCTGTATTGTTGCTATCATACTTTCTTCCAGCATAGAAGATATTTCTAGTACATGAATGTGATTGATTTTCATTCAGATAGATTTCAATAATTCTCATATGTTAACCCTTGTAAAAGATTGCATCACTAAATGAATTGACTGTCCTAGCAATCCTGTCGACACCTGAAATATTGATTCCATTCAAATGAACTCTGAACAATTCAATTTGACGTAAAGCACCACCGTTTTCAAGATCATCTTTTGTTAATGACGGAACTGTTTCTTGTTCTCCAGGTGTACCTTGGATGACAACAATATCGTGTGATTCTCCGTTCTCGTCAATTTTAAATTGAGCAACGATACAATCGCAACGTTTCATGTTTTGAGTACCATTTTCAATTGGCACATCGCAATACATTCCTGGTTTGATTCTAAGAAAATGTCCTTGGTTTATAAGCAATCCATCAGCAATCCTTACTTTGTTATTGCTGACAATAGAAGCTTCCATTTGATTACCTTTTGTAAAAATACCATCAACTGAATATAGAGCATCAAACAAATATGCATCGATACTTGCAGATACTTCTTTTCCTGTCAATGTAATTGCCTCAACTGCATCACTTGAACTTGCCATCTAATCACCTACCTTGTAATCAATGTCACAGTCTGTGTAGTCTTTTTCAAACGTACATTTAACGATTTTTTGTACAATAGGCTTTTGCATAGAAATACCTGTTATGTATTCTTTTGCTCCTACAATGTCTCCAATTTCAGGAGATAAATTATCAAATGTAATTTCTAAAGAGTTATCAGTCTGTGCTTCTTTTAATTTTGTTTTGGTTCCATCTATCAGTTCTTGAACGCTTTCAACATTTGAATAGTCATACGTCATTGTATTCAATTCAATTGGAATCAAAGAGCTGTCATCAATTTCACTCAACTCTAAATATTGATCATTGATTTTAAAGACATGAACAACCTGCCTTTCTTGCAAATCGCCTTTGCCTAATCCAATGCAATGATTACATTGATTTATATCTTTTTTAGCAATAATCTGCAGATTGTAATCATTGTCGAATTGGAGTTTTTCGGAATAATTGATAATAGGCTCAACTGAAAGTTCAATCTGTCCATCTTTATTCCAAATAAGTTTAAGTTTGGCATTTGCATCATTTAGCATTGTTTCAAATGCTTGCAACGTGTTGTAATAACGTGCCAGATAATTAATGGTTATTCCACTATTTTCTTGTGAAACAACAAAAAAATCAGCCAGTTTCTTTTTTAAACTTACTGATTTAGATTTGTTTTCAATATAATTGAAAAAATCAGTTGATGAATTGATATATTCTCGAATGCATTCGTTTGCTTCACCTATGAATTCATAGTATTCATCAGTTCTTTTTTTAGGCTGAATGATATCATTTGCTAGCAATTTTCTTGGGCATATACCACCTATTTTTACTTCTTCAGCCTCAGTATCTATTTCGATACTTTTTACTATCCCACCAAATTCAGTACCGACACAATAAAACCTGCTGTCATATGTCAATTTGCGGTCCCAACTGTCCGTTGAAACAGTTATTTCAAAGTCGTTCTTGGCTTTGTCATATGTTCCAATTTCCAAGTCTAGGCTACAGTTTAACAATGGTCCTTGTTCGATTCCGTTAGGATCCGTGTAGATGAACTCCATCATCATTCATCACTCTCCCATTTTGGCTCGCTTCTTGCATCATAGACAACGATATCAAATGAAAAAGAATTGTTCCAAACGACAATATTTGTACCAGGTGGGATGGGAATATACAATCTGTTGTCTTTGTTCCTGTCATTGAAAACATTGATTTCATCACCATGTACTGTGATTTTTACAGCTTTCTTTTTCAGCGTATCGATTTCAAGTCTTTCATTTGCTTCAAGCGTCGTATTGATTTGATAGAGGTTGTCGCCTATTTTAATGGCTGGGTCTTGTGCTGGACCATATATTCTTAATAAAATATCATTTTCAACGACTCCAATATTTCTGACTGTCATTTGTCCTTCACTCGCACCATAAATATAAGGATATTTATAGGAATACTTCTTTGTTCCAGCTTTTCTTCCTTCACCACTGCTGTAAAAATGGTAGGTATCTTCCTTGATCCATTTAGTTGAATCAGTTACCAGAGTTAAATCTACCTTTGCGTATGGAAGAATATATGACTTCATGTCTTTTTGGTTTTTAAAAATATTGCACTCTATATAGTAGTCATTATAGAAAAGTTTTCCTTTGGCATTGCTTACGTTATCTACATCGAATATCTCAACGAGTCTATTTAGAGCACTGTAGAAGTCTTTTTGATTTTGACTAAAGATATCTACACTTATCTTTTTCGTTTCAACATCACGATAAAAGCGTGTGACTCTTCTATTTTCAGTTTCATATGACCACTCAAAGTTAAAAAAGTCAGTTTCTTTAATATGATAAGGAGCACTTAACAAATCTATTTGCTCATTGTTTGAATTGACATAATATACTTTCATAAATGCTCCTTTCTAAATAATTCTGGCAAATTCACGCTTGTCTACTTTGAAAGACATTCTACTGTTTTTAATTGCTTTAGCAGTTGAATTTCCCATCTTATCATAATCAATTTTTAATTCATTTGTGACATTGCTTTCAAATGCTGTTTGTCTTGCGATATCAAGATTTGTTTTCAGTTCGATATCATCCAAATTGAAGTTCATGATACCATTCAAGTCACTTGTCATTTTTTCAAGTTCTTTGTTCATGGATTTTTGAGCTTTTGGCATGGCCACTTCAAACCCCACAGCAATACCTGGTGGTAAGAATTTACCAATGGCATCTCTCATGACTCTTGATGGCGAATTAATTCCAAGTGCACCTTTGAAGCCGTCTATAACACCTTTTGCAAAATCTCCAATTTTTCCAAGCAACCAGTCTTTTGCATTTTTGATACCGTTCCAAATGCCCTCAACGATATATTTACCAATATCGGCCATCTTTCCTGGTAATCCTGAAAGAGTATTGACAATTCCATCCCATAGTGATTTGGCTGCTTCAATCCCTTTTGAACCCATCTTGACAACGAATTCAGCAACCTTTCCAATAGCATTTGACAATACGCTCCAAATTTGCCCAGGTAATCCTGTAACAAAATTGATGATGCTTGATACAAAGTTTGAGCCTGCTTCATATCCTTTGGAAATCAAATTCAAAGCAAACTCAGCTACTTTTCCTATGATATCAGTTATATACGTCCATATTTGGCCAGGTAATTGAGAAATCCAAGAAATAAAACCTGTTACGAAATTTGGAACATCAACCGTTAAAAATTCAACGAATTTAATTCCTAAGCTAACGATAAAACCAATTATCGAACCAATCGCATAGCCAATGTTGTATGGCAACTGATTGAAAAATTCGATTGCTGAGCTAATAAATCCTGTTAATATTTCAATGAAACTGTCAAATGCTTGCGGTATCGTTTCAGTAAAAAATGATGCAATTGATTCTCCAAGCCCAGAAAAAAATTCAACAATCGTTTGACCGATATTGCTGAAAGTCTCTACAAGCGTGTCAATTGCACCTGGTATCGATTCAGTAAAGAATGAGACGATTGTATCTATCACAGGCCCGCATGTTGATGTTATAGAATTCCATAGATTTATCCAGAACGACCTGAAACCATCGCTTGTATTCCATAAATAAAGGAATCCAGCTACCAAGGCAGCAATAGCTGCTACAATTAGGCCGATTGGATTCAACCTCATTTCGCCATTTAATAGTTTCTGCGCTAATGCTAATCCCTTGGTTACTCCTTCGGTGAGAAGAACTATTCCTTTGTAAGTAGCAAGTGCTGTTGCTACAGTAAGAATAACAGCTGATAATGGTGTAAAGTTATCAAGTGCAACTCCTGCTACATCATAGAACAAATCACCTAAAGGCTGTAACTGATCTTTGACCTTTCTAACTTTTGATTCCAATTCTTGCATTGGAGTCGTTGTTTCATCAGCAAACTGTTGTCCTTTTCCTGAAACATCATCAAAAGTAGTTCCAACACTATTCAACGCTTTAGCAAATGTAAGATTGGCATCTTCTCCCATTGTACCGAAAGCAGTAGCTGACATTGTCAATGCTTTTTGTTGATCATCACATTTAGTAATGTCACTTACGATACTGTCGATAACATCCTTTTGAGTGGCTTTTCCATCCTGCCATGCTTTGAATGTCTTTTGTGTTTCGCTTGAAAATGAACCTAGAGCACCCTCAATAGTTCCATCAGCTAAACGAGTAGTTACTTCATTGATGGCATCATTTACCTTATCTAGGTTATATGCACCACTTTCTGAACCGTTCTTTAGCAATTGAAAATATTCACTCGCTGAATATCCTGCCTGAGAGAATTTTCCAGAATATTCTGAAATGTTATCTCCTAGTTCATCAGTCCAGTCCAACCCTTCTTGAGTTCCTGCGACAATATAGTCCATTGCTTCTTGTGCAGTTAAACCAAAGTTTTTCATCAAGCCTTTAACACCTCGAAGGGTTTCATTCATATCTACATCAAATGTATCCTCAAGGATGATTGCTTGTTGTGTAATAGCGTTTAGAGTTCCGTCATCCATTTCACCAAGATTTCGCTTGATTCTTACAACGGCTTCGGCAACTCTATCCATACTTTCACCAAGTCCAGCCTCATAAACATCCTTGATGACCTGTGCAGTCTGTCTCGCTTGGTCATCTGTTTCTCCTAGAGCGCCTTTGACACGTGCAACTGAATCTTCAAAATCTTCATAGACTTCTTTTCCAATTTCAGTTCCTTGTTTAATTGCTTCTCCTATTGCTAGATATCCTGCAATCTTTGCACCGAATGATTTGATTTTATCTTCCATTTCTTGAAGCTTTTTCTCAAAATCATCAGAGTCAGGAGGCTCAATAGGTTTTGGCTTGTTTTTTTTGTTTAAGAAATCATCTATCTTTTTCTTTACATTGTCTATTTTAGATGTTGCTTTATCTTCAACATCAACTTTACCATCAACATCTATAGCTTTTTCAACTGCAGATGCTTCTGATTTTACTGTCTGGGCACTCTTTTCAAAATTGGAAGTGTCCATTTTTGCACTACCTTCAACTTTTGCGTTGTCAGTAGCTTCTTTTGAAAAACTTTCAACCTCGTTTGATGCTTCATCAAGCTTCTTTTCTAGTTTCTTAGTATCAGCATCAACGTTAGGTTTAGCTTCTTTTTGTGATACATCTTTAGCAAATTTATCTACTTTTTTATCAGCTGTATTGAGTTTCTTATCAACGTTTTTATCATTGATTTCTAAATCAATTACAACTTTGCCATCTGCCATCATACCACCTGCCTTTAATTTATTCTTTTGGAATTCCTAACGATTCAAATAATTCTGCTTCGATTTCTTCCTGAGTTCTTTGGAATGGGTCTCCCTGTTCTTGAATAGCATAGTAATCTTGAAGTTCTTTCATTTTTGCACGTTCCTTCTTGTCCTTGATTTTCGATAGATCCGCAGTTCTATATCCAACAATCTGAACGAACTTGGTGTCGTCATTCAATCCATTAAGTAATGCTTTGAATTCCCACCAATGCATATTGGTTCTCAATAGATTTATGCCATACTGCTGCATAAACGCAGCAAAGATGAGGTCCATATCATAATCAAAAAGAAACCCAACTTTTTTATTAGGTTTCTTCTCAGGTTTATCCGGTTTATTACATTTGTAGAAATCAAGAATTCCTTTCAGTAATTCCAATGAATCAACATTTTCCATGTACAATTCATAGTTTGGAATCACCAAATCAAACAGCATAGGGATTTTATAATTTTCATCAATATACTTGTCAGAAACGATACAAGAGAATTGAATCCATGTTCTAAAATCAGTTCTTATTTCTATTTCTTGATTTTCTATTCTTATTGTTTTTTGAAGATCTCTTTTGTCTAGAATTAACATAATCTTTTAACCCGTATTTGTTTTTTGTGTAATCCATTTGCTTTTGAAGGTTTCCAAATTCCCTTGTAAGTGAGTTTAAACTGTCAAGCTCATTTTTGATTCTGTCTTGCTTTTCTTTTTGACGTTCAGTCGTAGCGTGTTCATCAAACTTGGCTTGAATTTCTTCTGCAAGAGCTAGGATTACGTAGTAAGGTTTTAAATCATCCTTATCAAAAAGATAATCATATGAGCCTTTTCCTAATAATTCATCAATGACGAATTGACAGTCTTCAATAAAGGTATCGTCAATTGTACGATTGCCTCTGTATTTTTTGATGAACTTGTCAATCAGCAAATGATTATCGATATTGTCAGCATCGATACTGAAAATACGATCTTTAATTTTTACATCGAATAAATTCTCTTGAATCTTGATTTCTAACATAGTAATAATCCCTTTCCTATTTGATTTCTATTTGCCTGCTGGTGTAGATGACGCACCTGATTGAGGTGAAGCAGCTGTAAATTTACCAGTTGTGTAGTCATATTCACCTGCAGTAAATTCACCAGTGGCCACATTGTATTGGCCGTGTTCGGAAGCACCTTTTTGAGCAAAAGTTCCTTCCAATGCAATTTTTCCTCCACCCTCACCAGAACCAGGGTTAGATGGTTGAATTTCATATTGTCTATGATGTGCTGCAAAGCTTCCACTTGAACCTTCAACAGGTGCCCATGTTTCAATTTCATATTCATCAAACATGGAACCAATGACTTCTTTCTTACCAACCTCGTAAATATGTCTTACAAATTCATTATTAGGAATCAATTCTCCTGAATAAGAAACCGATGGTGTGTATGCCATCATGTTTGAGTGAGAAGTCTTTTCATTGATATATTGTCCGTCATCGGTTGAAGGATCTACAGCTTGAGTCCAATCAGTTAAACCAGTACCAGCCAATACAGGTTTTGATACACCATCGAATTTGACGTAGTGTAGGTTTTCGTGGCGATTTACTACAGTATTTCTTAATGTTTGTACCATTATTCAAACGCTCCTTTCTTGTAGTAAGTTAATTGATACAGTGCTGAAAAATTAGCAATGCCATTGTCATAGGTTTCAACACCAGGATTGGCAATCATTTCTAATTTCTGTGGAACTATATCTTCAGGAAAAACAATGTTTTCAAATTTATTCATTGTTTCCATTTCAAATTGGTTTGCTAATGCATCCAGAACATCCGTAATTTTTTTGACACTCTTTTCAGTTTTAGCTCCTGATTGAAAATTAATATAAAAAGGCAATACCGCAGTATAGCCTCCTATGATGTTTTCATTTATTTTTTCAGCACGATTAGATATTCTTTGAACCATGATTTGGTCATCCTTGTTTGAAGTAAAGAAATCTAATTTCCACATGTTTTTTTGTACATTTTGAATATCCAACTTCTTGCAAAAGTCATAGATACAATCCAATACCCTGTTGTATTCTTCATATGTCAGTTTTTTATTTGATTTATTTTCCATTTCTAAACACGTCCTCTACACTTTTAATCCATTTCTTGATGTTTGCTTTCTTTGATTTTTCAAACCATTTGGCAGTTGCTTTTGGATGCCTAGATTTATCAAAATTCATGCTAGTACCTTTGTACACTCGTTGAGCATATTCAGTATCATATATGACTTGTTTTGGCTCCTTATTCATGTCAGGAGTTTCTCTTAAATGAGTATGATGCATATTTGAAAATGGGACATATGGGTCCGTGTCTCTTATCACATCATTTTTCAAAGTCATATATGCTTTTTCTTTTGTACTTTCAATGCCCTTTTTTACACTTCCAAAATCAACATCAACAGAAATCTTCAAGATGCATACACCTCAATAAACTGGATCTCTTTCGTTCCTGGTGGGCGATAACAGGCATATTTATTGATTGAATAGACATTGGTTGTCTTTTTCAGTTCATCATAGTCCGTTTCTTTTACAACATCCAGGACAAAATAATCCTCATTTCCAATCATAAAAGTATTCTTTTTTGACTTGTAACTGTGTTGATCAACAAATGTCAAATCACCGCAGTCACTCAAATCAATCGTTAAAAGAACACTGTCCGCATCAGAAATCCCCTTGTTTGATTGTGTAATGCCATAGTTTTCATCAAATCCAACGTTTTCAAGAACGTATGGAATAAAAGTATCTTCGTCAACTTTATGAATCAAAGTAACAGTAAAAGGTCTTAAAATACGAGGAGAGCTAATCATATCGTTTGGCCACCCTGCACATAAGACCTTTTCTTCTCAATTCACTTTTAATCATATAAGCTGAAACGGATGAAAAAGGAACACCATTGAATTTGTTGCCCCTATTACCATAACTATAATTGAAACCGTCTTTCGATACACTTTGTAAATCTAAATCGCTTGTACCATTTAAGGCATTCAAACCACCATTTGCTTGAAGATAATCAATCTGATAGCATACTGCTCTTTTCAATTCCAAACAGTAATAATCGATATCTTTCTCTAATGCCCATGGTGCAATGAATTGTTCAGCGTAACCCTTGACTAAATCAATTACAGGTTCAACAAGGTTCTCAAATTCAGGCTGACATATTTTTCCTTTGAATGTATCTGCGTAATATTCATAAGAAACCTTCATACTATTCTTCTGCTGTATCTTTCTTAGCTTTAGATGCTTTTGCTGGAGTTTTAGCACCTGCTTCTAATTCTTCAACTTTTGTTGTTAAATCAGCGTTTTGTGCTTCTAATTCAACGATTCTTGCATCTTTTTCTTTAATTTGTGCTTTTAAAGATGAATATTCTCTTTTAAAATCTGCTAAAGAAACTGGGTCACCTTTTTTAATGACTTCACCAGATTCTTCATCAATATGATCATAACCACGAGCAACATAGTCATCAACTCTATGTGGCTCGATTGTAAGGATTCTATTTCCTTTTCTTACTTGTGACATAGATCATCCTCCTCTTTATTATTTTTCAACTGCAAATTGAATTGAATTTACTTTTTTCTTTAAAACAAATACATCTTCATGTGATTCTTCATAGTAGACCCATTTTCCTTCAGACATTGCAGATGGTTCATCTAATTTAGCAAATTCATAGTTGATTGGTGTAATGACTGCTAATGGATGCACCATGAACATTTTGATTTGTTTTGCAGAAACTGCAGGTTTATACCCTTGTGTGAAGTCATATACAGTTTTCATTAATTCTGATGGAACTTCAACGATTTTAACCAAGTCTAAGTTAGCGATAGTTCTGTTTAATTTATTTTCAGCATCACCAATGATTACAGTTCTAGCTAATTTTTCAGCTTGTTTTAACATTGCATTGTAAACTGGTGTGATATATAAGATTCTTCCTGTAGATGGAACACGTGCTTCAGCCATGTTGATCATCATTTTATCAAAATATTCTAAGATATTTGCTGCTGTGATTTCATCAGTAATAGGTGTTTGACCTAATTCTTGATATTCAGCATAGATTTTAGAAACACAATATACGTCCATTTCAGGGAATTTTTGTTCTTGGTTGAATGTTTCAGTAATATTACCGATTGAAGCAACCATATTTGTTTGATCAATATCTTTTGGGTGTACCAAAGTAGACCATTTTCTTTCATTAGTTAAAGTTAATGGTGTCCATGCGTTATTGTAGTTTCTAGTTGCATTGGCAATTGTATCTCTTGTTGAATCTACACGTCCTGTAGTTTCTAATGTTGGGATTTCAATTGTTCTTGCATTGACCCATCTATATTTTTGGTTATTTGGAGTATTGAATAAATCTCCGAAATAAAGCGCATAAGGCCAAGCTTGTTCTAACGCTTGTTGATATGCATGTGCATAGTTTACTGCTGCCATATTTAATTTCCTCCTGATCTGTTATTCTTTTGGCATTGCTCTAACACCTGCAAAATGGAAACCGAATGCATTTGCATTGTTTTCTCCACCTGGTGCTCCTTTAGAAGCAGTACCTTTTGTAAATGTTGGTAATGAAGGTTCATCTTTAGTTTTTTCAACAACGAATGCTCCTGCATCCGATTCTTTTAAACCATTGATATATTCATCCGCTCCAATGAATTTGCCGTCTTTCAATTCAAAGTTTTGTTCCTTGAATTGAGAAATGATTCCACGTTTGGCACTTTCAGAAGTAAAGTTCATTCCTGCAAAGTATGAGTTAGTAGCAAAGTCTCTTTCTTGTTGAGTCAATTTGTTGTTCAATTCTGCAGTTTCATCTTTATATTTCTTTTCCCATTCAGTAGCGGAATTTTTGATACCTTCAATATCCATATCCTTGTATGATTTGATTTGCTTATTCGCATCATTCAAGGAGTTTTGAGCTGATTCATATTTTGTGTTCAATGTTTCTAGCTCTTTTGTTTTTGATTCGACTTCCTTGCGGTATTTTTCAATGTCATTACCGTTTTCAGTCATGATTTGATTAACTTGTTCATCTGTTAATCCTAAATTCTTTAAAAATTCTCTTTTCATAAGATCCTTTCATTCACTACGCTTTAGTACGCTGGTTGCATCAGCCTGTGCGGTTGCAGTTTTACGAGTTGCCCACCTCAAAATTTTTGTTTTATTCATGTGTTGCTATGTTGTTTTCAGTTTTTGGGTACAAAAAAAGGAAATATCAGTCTCTATTGCCGTATTTCCTTTTATTTCTCTCTAGTGCTTTTGTTTTGCTTTTAGGTGGCGGTACGTAGCAATCGTATTTTTCATGACGAACACGACCGCAAATCATACACATATACTGTATCTTCTTAACAATAACGTGTCTTTTCTTATCAAAATATTGAATAGTATGATATTCAAATTCTTGATGATGATGTGGTCTTAATCCTTCAGCCATTGAAAAACACCTCCTTTCTCTAAAATTGCGTATAGAAAAAGCGAGTCTTTTGAACTCGCTTCATATTCATATTTAATTTTTAATCTAATACCATTGATAATTGACTATTGTATTCTTTGATTTTCAAGCTTGTATTGACTTCAGGAGACCATGATTCCAAATAATTTTTAGCATTTTCATAATCAGTCTTTAGGGTATCTCGATATGAGCCTAATTTGAAATACTTTTTATAGTCTCTCCAGATGTTGCTGAAAAGCTTTCTGCTCATTAATTGGTAAGCTCTTGAATCAATACCGCCTAGTGCACTGATTACAGTTGTTTTAGCAATTCTTTCAAGCGTATATTGTTGTGAACTGTCAATCGTTGTTGATTTTTCTAAATCAGATACCTTTTCTTCAAGAACATCAACCCTTTGAGCTGTTTGTTCATGGGCTTTAATTGTCAACATAAGCAATTCTCTTGGGTCAGTTGGTACTTTAGCATATGAACCAGTCTTTCTCAAAGTTGGAAGAACTTCACTTGTTACCCAATGTTTGAATTTTTTAGCGGATGGTAACTTACTTGATAAGATTAATGAATATAATCCTGATTCATTAATAACAGTAACATTTCGTTTTTGACCTGCGTACTCAATTTGAGTACTTAGCTTATCCTCTTCATCTACATGCGTTGGAACCGCATTTTTAGAATTTTTATATCCTAATGCTACAGCAACATCTTTACCAACAAACCATGGCTCATTGTCAATCATCAAGCTTCTTACATTTCCAAATTCTTCATTGTTAAATATTTGTAGTTCTTCCATATTGACAATCTCCTTTTTTAATTGTTTCTTGAATGTTTCTTGTTAAAGCATTGCACTTTGAAACATTTGATCTAATAGTTTCTTCTACCATGTCAATTTGGTCTTCAATTAACATCATGACATTTGAAACATCATATTTAATATCATTCCCGTTTTCACATGCATCACATGTAACAATGACCATTGAATTAATTCTTTCTAAGTCAGTTAATTTGTTTTCAATTTCTGATAACATGTCAAATAACTTATCTAATTCATTTAACATATCTTTTACCTCTTTCTTTAATTGTTTTCCAAGGCAAAGTGTAGTACAATAATCTTGCCTCTTTTGGCAATAGTTAGTTGTAATGTTTGGTCACGGAGCAACTAACTATTTTTTTATGCTTTCATAAACCTTTTGAATACCCAATGAAATAATTTCAGTTTTGGTTAAATTCAATTTCTTTTCACATTCATCAAGCATTTCTTTTTCATCTTGAGTAAGTCTAACACCAATTCTTACATTTTTTGGGTTTTCTGTAGGTCGTCCAGTTCTTGGACTCATCCTTTCGCTCCTTTCTTATGAATTTTGTACAAACAAATATTACTATTTTGTACAAACAAAAGTCAAGAGCTTTTTTATTTTTTTATACCTAAATCTCTTTTTATCAATGTGGTTATATAACCTTTTATGGTTTGACCATTTTCGGTTGCACGAATTTTTATTTGCTTATGTAACTCTTCGTCGATTTTAAGTATTAAGTTTTTCATAGCTGTCCCTCCTTTCATTTACATTTATTATCTTATATTAATAAATATAATTAGTTAATAATGTTTAACTCTTTTTATTGTTAAATATTTATTTTTATTAAAAATCGTTTATAATACAATAGTAGAGGTGGTAAATATGAATCAAGAATTATTTGCAATTAGATTAAAGAAACTTCGTGAATCTATGCATTTAACACAAAACCAGTTTGGTGCTTTACTTAACATTGCTCAAACTAC